TTTCATTAAGCAATTTTCTTCATCTATCCAATAAATAAAATCATGATACAAAGAAAATTTTGAGGTGTTATCTTTTTTACATAGAGCATTTAAAGTATTTGATTTATATTGCTCTCCATAACCATAAGTAAAAGGAATTTTTAATTCCTCCTTTGTTTTAATGTTTGTTATTCTTACGCTATGATAGGTGTTGCCGTTGATAGTGTCCCTCCATTTTTTACAATGTGCTACGTATTTTATCATTTTATTTACCTCCATTATTGTCAATAGCTCTTTTTAATTTATTTAGCTATTATTGTCAATAGCTAATTATATTTGTTTTTCTATACTTGGCATCATTAAGCAAAATTTAATAATGAAAAAGAAAAACATTGATAACCCTAACCATGTGCTTAAATGTATGGCTATGATTAAGCCCAAAAATGCACCTGCAAAATGCAGGGCAAAATATAGTGCGTAAAGTAGTTCTTTCATTTTAACCCTTCCATAAAAAAAGGGGCTATTCCTAGCCCCTTAATTTTTATTATTTAACTTGTTTAATTAAATCATTTTCAACTGTAATTTTAGCAAAAAATGATCTTTTGGGGTTTGTACCAACAAACACACCATTGCTTTTATATTCACTACCAAAAATGCTAGTTTCAGAATAATTTAATTCTTTACCAACATTTTCTTTTAAGTCTTTTTTTGACTTATAATGTAAGTGCATCATATTTTTAACCTTTCATTTGTTTAAATGTTAATATATAAATAAACATAAGCTAAAAAGAGTCTATTATTTGTCAATAGCTTTGTCAATAGCTGATACTAAATATATTTATGGCTAATACAATCAAGCTCACACCTGAAACGCTTTCTAATATCTTCGAAGAATTAGCTCTTGGAGAAAAAAGCATAAAGCAAATACTTGCTGATAGAAATATTACATATCAAGCATTACGTAAGTTATTATTAAAAAAACCTAAAATTAGAGCTGAATTTGATCAGGCTGTGGTTGATGGAATTTCGCTGGCTTTAGATACAAGTATTTTTAGAATTAAAGATACTATTGAAGATATTAAAAATAACCCAAATCAAAAGTCTAGTCTTGCAATATCTAACCTTGAAAAAGAAATAAATAGCATGATTAAATACAGAAGTTCTGCACTTTTAAGCAAGTATCAACCAAAAAGTAGTTTAAAAGTAGGAAATATATCCGATAAACCTTTGCTTGTTAAATGGCAAAAGTAATTAAAAGATTAATAATATCAATACCTTTAGTTTGTTTTGCCTCTACCTTTGTACAAACAAAGTTGCTTTGCAATCTATAAGATAGATAAAAGAAAAAATACAAGGCAAGCTAGAGCCATGCTGATTTAGATCCAGGTTTTTCTACCTTTGATAAGTAGTAATAAGTTGATCGTTATCGTTAGTAATGACAATGAGTTGAAAAAAGCCAAAGCCCATACGCCCAAAAAAGAGGTACGCACCAAAAGTTGTACGCATCTTTTTTTTATATTATTAGGAGGTAAACACAACCAACCTTAAGAAATCATGTTTGAATTTTTAAAAAAAAGCCACATTTCTGCCACAGTTCTAGTTTCTGAAAAAACCCAGTCTGTGAGTATTCATTTCACAGGCTTTGAAGACCACCAGGAAGCTAAATATTTTAGCCGTTTTATTGTAGAGGAACTTGGTATTCCCAACACAGACCCTTTTAACTCCTTGCAAATCCCCTTTAATACTACTATTCATTAATGATGGCCAATTACAAGCCGTTGCCTTTTGGTTTGACAATTAAACCTAGTTCTATTCAAGGACTGGGGGTTTTTACCACTATTACTATTAAACAAGGCACTAATCTAGGAATGTCGCATTTTCAATTAGGTTCGCAAATAATTCGCACACCGCTTGGTGGTTTTTTAAATCATTCTGAAAAGCCTAATTGCTATAAAACTAAGCTACGCTTTGCCAATCAAGATAAACCCCAGCTACAATATGATTTTAAGAAATGGAATTTAATAACAACTCAAGATGTTAAGGTGGGGGAAGAACTGACGGTGAAATACGACCTGTACAAAGTTTAATGGGGGGTTTTGTTTTAAATGCCTGAAGTCGTTATTCCCTACAAGCCCAGAAGATTACAGAAATTTTTGCACAATCAAATCCCTAAGCACCGATTTAATGTTATTGTTGCACATAGGAGGTCTGGCAAAACGGTGTTATGTATCAATCATCTGATTAGAGCCGCCCTGACTAATCCGCAGCCAAATCCCAGGTACGCCTTTATCGCACCCACTTTTAAGCAAGGCAAAAGTACAGCATGGGACTATATTAAAAATTACAGCAGAAATATTCCTTATATAAAATTTAACGAATCAGAACTCAGATGTGATTTCCCCAACGGTTCTAGGATTACCATACTGGGTGCTGAAAATGACCAGGCGTTAAGGGGGATCTTTTTAGACGGCTGCGTTTTTGATGAAACCCAGAATATTAGCCCAGCCCTTTTTCCAGAAATTATCCGACCTTCTTTAGCTGATCGAAAAGGTTGGTGTATTTTTATAGGAACGCCCAAAGGCCAAAACTACTTTTATAAACTTCATAAACAGGCAGAAACAGAAAACGACTGGTGGACTGCGACCTACAAAGCCTCTCAAACTAAGGTGCTGGATGATAAGGAATTAAAGGCTGCGAAAGCGGTCATGTCGAAAGACTTGTACGAACAGGAGTTTGAATGTTCGTTTCAGGCAGCGATTACTGGCTCTTACTATGGAAAAATCATTGAGGAGCTTGAAAAATCCAATCGGATTACCGATGTTCCTTATAACGAAAATCTAAGGACTGAAACCTGGTGGGATCTGGGTCTTAAAGATTCTACGGCTATTTGGTTTGTTCAGCGTTTGCAAAGCCAATTAAGAGTTATAGACTATTATGAAAATTCTGGTGAGGGCTTGGATTTTTATGCTGACATCCTTGATACAAAACCTTATAAATATGATAGACATATTGCTCCGCATGATATAAAAGTAAGAGAACTTGGAGCTTATGGTAAATCAAGGTTGGAAACAGCTTTGGAATTGGGTATATCATTTGATATAGCTCCAAAACTTTCAATCGAAGATGGAATTGAAATGGTGCGGAAAACTCTACCCCAATGCTATTTCGACAAAAACAAAACTTATCAGGGAACTGAAGCGTTGAAGGCTTACCAAAAAAAATGGGATGAAAGAAATCAGTGCTTTAAGAACCGACCAACCCATAACTTTGCTTCCCATCCGTCTGACGCTTTTAGAACAGGGTGTACTTTTTTCGGAGGAAAAGTTAGCGACTGGAAAAAGAAAATTAAAGTGGACACAAGCTACGTAGTTTAATCATGGCAAAAAAAATTCTAAAACTAGAAGACCCAACTTTACGAAGTATTCTTCAAGGACAAATTAATAATGCGATTGGGTATCTAGGCGGTCTCCTTTCCGATCAAAGGGAAAAATCTTTAAAATATTATCAGGGTGATCCATTAGGAAACGAAATGGCTGGAAGAAGCCAGGTCGTTAGTACCGATGTCGCTGATACCATCGAAAGTTTATTACCAAATTTATTAAGAGTTTTTACTTCATCAGATAAAGTAGTAAAATGTGAACCAGTTAGAGCTGAAGACGAACCATTAGCCGATCAAGCAACCGCTTATCTCAACCATATTTTTTATAAAGAAAACGATGGCTTTACCCTTTTGTATAATTTTTTTAAAGATGCTCTAGTAGAAAAAAACGGAATCCTAAAAATCTTTTATGATGAAACGCAAGAAGTTGAACATGAAACTTATAAAAACCTAACCGATGAAGAATATAAAGTTTTAATAGACAGCTCTGAAGTGGAAATTCTTGAAGAAGAAGTAAGGGATGATGAGAAAGCTGCTGAACAAATTGAAATAATGAAAGCTCAAACGGCTGGACAAACGATGTCGGTTGAAGCATTAGAAGTAGATATTCCTATTCCTCAACTCCATGACTGTCGAATTAAACGAACATCTAAAAAAGGAAAAATTAAAGTAGAGTCTATTCCACCAGAAGAATTTTTAATTGATAAGGATGCGGTTAAACTAGAGGATGCTTTATATGTGGCTCACAGGGTTCAATTAAGCAGAACTGAATTAATTGAAATGGGCTATGATAAAGAGGAGGTTTATAATTTACCGACCTCTGATGCAACGATTATCAATATGGAAAAATTAGCAAGATTTAGAAATATTGAAGACTATCCTTATGATAACTCCAACGATCCTTCCACACAAAAAATTCAAATTTATGAAAATTATATTCGTTATGATTATGATGGCGATGGCATTGCCGAATTAAGAAAGATCGTTTCAGTAGGATCGTCTGCTTTTTATATTTTAGAAAATATGCCATGCGATCAAATTCCTTTTGTTTCCGTTACACCGATCCCAATGCCGCACAGATTTTATGGAAGGTCTGTGGCTGAATTGGTAGAAGACATCCAATTAATGAAATCCACAGTGATGAGACAACTGTTGGATAATATGTATCTAACCAACAACAACAGGGTGGCGATCATGGATGGTATGGTGAACATGGATGATATTCTTACGACTAGACCAGGGGGAATTGTTAGAACCAAACAACCACCGAACCAAGTCATGCAGCCGATACAGGCTCAACCTATTTCACAACAGGCTTTTCCTTTATTGGAATATCTGGATCAAGTCAGGGAAGTACGAACTGGCGTTACCAAATATAATCAAGGATTAGATTCTGAAAGTTTAAATAAAACGGCAACAGGCATTAATGCTATTCTTAATCAAACGCAAATGCGTTCTGAATTAATTGTTAGAATTTTTGCCGAAACTGGTGTGAAGGATTTATTTAGAAAGATGTTTGCCCTTTCGGTTAAATATCAGGATAAAGAAAAAATTATTCAACTTAATAATGAATATATTGCGGTATTGCCGACAGAATGGAAAGACCGTTTTAATATTTCCATTACCGTAGGATTAGGTACAGGCACAAAAGAACAACAGGTAGTGATGTTGAATAATATTTTACAAAAACAATTGCAGGCTTTTGAACTCCAAGGGCATAGAGACTATCCTATGGTAACGATGAAAAATATATATAATACCTTGGCGAAAGTGGTCGAAAATGCTGGATTACAAACAGTGGAAAGTTATTTTGTTGATCCT